AAATTTCTCGACATTCGGATGGTTGATGAGCTTTTCAAAAAACGTTTCGTCGCACAGGCAGCGCACGCCGGACATGACATCACCGTAGAGGTTGTCCTCGATATGGCGCAGCACCTCGCGGCATTTGTCGGTAACGTTGGTGGCATCGGCATCGAGGTTGAAATCGATGGTTTTCGGACTGATACCGAACTCGGTATGCAGGTTGTAGAGGGTCGAGCCGTCGGCATCGAGGATGGTCCCTTTCACCGCGCCCATCATCAAATGTTCCTCGGTGATGGCATGGGCGGCACGCATCTCGACCAGTCGTTTGGTCATTTCCGTCTGCAGGGTTTTCGGATCGACGGTCCCGGCGTCGCGGCGTCCCTGCAGATCGGACGGTAAAATGCGGTCGTCATAGGGGATGTGCGGGATAATGAACGAACGCATGGTCGCCTTGCCGTGGATCTTGCGCGGGGCGGGGGCGCCCGGTGACTGGGATTGCAGCAGGGTGAGCACGCCGTTGACGTTTTCGACGATGATCGTTCTGGTACGCACGCCCTCGGCGGCGAACAGGCCGAGCTGACGCACACGTCCGTAGGTGTTCGGCAGCAGGTTGACCGCCGATGTCATGGTGGCCAGGTCGTAGCCGCCGGTGTCAAAAGGGTTGATGATGAGTTGGTCCATGGTGTTGCTCCGTTATGTAAGACGCCTGCGCGTCGTTAGTGTTTGTGTCGCTTGCGCGGCTTATGCGGTTTCGACATCGACGATGCCGAGCGCTTCGAGTTCGGCGATGGCCGCGGTCTTCTCCCCGGCGGTGATATCCGCCGGCCAAACGAGATTGTCGCTGGCGATCATCGCCTCGCGGACGATGATCACGCCGGGCTTGTCGGCCAGCGAGGCATCGACGGCTCCGATCATGATACCGGCGGCAGCCTCGCTGCCATCGACCGCGGCGGGATTGAGGGCAACAACCTTGCCGGAGGCGGTGACCTTGCCGACGACTTCGAGCAGGGCCAGGGATTGGCCGGACAGGACGGTGACTTTTTGCCGGGAGTAGTCGTTCGACTCTTCCCACTTGATGCCGTCACCCAGGGTGTTTGATTCGGTTTTTACAGTCATAAGAGACCTCTACGTGGTGGTTAATTTTGCGTTTATTTTTCGTTATTTCGGTTTATGAAACTATTTCAATCCGGCCAGACTGCCGCAGGAGGCAATGAGCGGATGTTTGCCGTCACCGGAGAGGGGGGTGATGGTGGAGGTGAGCGTCTGCAGGGTGGATTTTCTGGCTTTTTTCGCCTGGATATCCGATTTTGCCTGGGCGACGTCCATGCCCGATTTGAGGGTGGCGACGGTGTCGGCACAGCTGAGATCGGCCAGCTGGCACAGCTCGGCGATGTCGATCATCTGCGCACGGACGGCATCGGCGGCGGCCTGGATGGCCGTGGCCGATTCTTTTTCGGCAAGCTCGGCGGCGGCGGCCGCTTCGGTGGCCGGGATAAAGCCCAGCTCCTTGATTGCTGCCGGTCCGTCGTCTGCCGTCAGCAGTTTTTCCATACGTTGTTTGGTGCTCAATGCTTCAGGCATGCTGCCCTCCATAAAAGTTGTTGAAAAAGACGTCTTCTTGCGCGTCTCTATGTCGTCGGCCAGAATGGCCAATGCCTCGTCAAATGAGGCGATATCGTCGGCCAGTCCAGCATCGAGAGCGGACTGACCGGAGTAGGTGCCGGCCTCGGTGGCCAGCACGTCGGCTATTTTCAGGTTGCGCAGCTCGGCGACCGTCTCGGCAAAGCGCATGCCGTGCGCGGTGACCGATTTGCGCAGGGCGTCAACCGCATCTTTGTCCAGCGGGCGCAGGGGGCTGAACTGGTCCTTGCGACCGCCAAAGGTGACGGTGGTGTAGTGCAGCCCAGCCTTTTCGTTAGCGGCGGAGATGTCGCAGTGAATGGCAATGCAGCCGATGGAGCCGACTCCGGCGGTCTGGTCGGTGAGGTGGATACGGCTGCAGGCGGCGGCGATGGAGTAGGCGGCGGAATAGGCGTTCAGGTCGACCAGGGCATGCACCGGTTTTTTGGCGTTGATGTCGGCGATAAAACGGGTTACCCGCTCGCAGCCGGCGGACATGCCGCCGAAGGAATCGAGATCGAGCATGATCCCGGCAACAGAGCGGTCGTTTGCCGCCGCGTTGATGTCCAGCATCAGCGTGCGGTAACTGCGCAGGCCGGAGGAATCACCGCCACCCATGCCGTGGTTACGGGCGACCAGGCTGCCGAGCACGGGGATAACGGCGATGTTCAGCTCGTCAAAATCGCCCAGGCTGTTTACCGGCCGGGTCTCGGCGCGGATCTCCTGGCCGGACACCGAGTTCATGTGGTTAAACGTGGAAAAATCCGGCAGAGATGCCGCCGACTCGCCACGGCTGCCGATGAGCGAGAGGATGGTTTCCAGTTTGGCCGGGGTGATGAGCAGCGGCTTGTTGATTATTTCCGTGAGGATGTGGGTAATGGACATGGGTTATCCTTGGTCTTTTTTAGGTTGGTCGGCATCATCGTCTTTTGTCGAGTCCTCGATGGTCTGGTCGGTGACCGCCTGCAGGCTGCCTTTTTTGTCGGTCTGGCTGGGATAGCAGTCGTAGACCATGCCCAACTCGTCGGCACGGGCCTTTTCGGCGGCGTTTTGCCGGTCGATCTTGTCGAGGTTGCCGCCACGTTTGGCGATTTTTTGGCCACGGGTTTCGATGCCGTTGCGGATATCCATCTGCTCGGCGACGCGATCCTTGACCGGGTCGGTGAAATCCCAGCCGTCCATGTTCCAGTCGACGCGGTGGAAGAATCGCGGGCTGCGCAAATAGTCGGCAACGGAGATGGTCCTCGTTGCCCCACTGAGCACGGCGGTCTTGATCCAGCGATTGACCCAGGGGCGGCAGTATTGAAAAATGAGGGTACGGGCAATGATCGTCTCGCACAGGCGGCGGAATTCGATGAGTCCGGCGCGCAGAGAGGTGTAGTTGACGCCTTCCAGATCGCCGGTCAGTTGTTCGTAGGTGATGCCCAGTCCACGAGCGATCATGCGGAACTGGGTTCTCATGAACGCCTGGTAATTGTTGCCGACATCGGCGGTGTCGGAAAACTGGATCTTCATGCCGTTTTTTAAAACCGGGAAGGTGCCCGGTTTGAGCTCGATGGAGCTGACATTGTTGCTCGTCGCTTTCTGCACGCCGCCAAAGGATGTGCGGTCACTGACCGGGGCGTCGCTGTAGATGAAACCTCCCCAGAGGGCGGCGACCTTCTTACGAACCACCTCGGCATCGTCGTAGATATCGATCTCGCGCAGCTTGGTGATGAGCGGGGCCAACCAGGAGATGCCACGGGCTTGTCCGGCCCGCAGGGGGCGAAAGACATGGGCGATATCGCGGGCGTCGATGGGCAGGCGGGTCAGGTTGGAGCCAAGGAGGAAATTCTCTCCGGGGTGGTCGGCGTAGAGCCAGTAGCGTTTGCGGCGGCCGTTCTGCCACTCGATACCGAAACGGATCTCGTTGCCCTCCGGGCTAATATCGTTGTACGCGGCGTCGAGGTGGTCGGCTTCGAGAAGTTGCACTTGCAGGGGGACAATCAGTCCGAGAGACGGATCGACATCGTGGAAGCGGGCGAGCTGTTCGCCGTCGCGGATCATCGACCGGGCGACGATCTCCAGGGTGCCATAAAAATCCGAGACGCCGTAAAAATCGGCCTCGACTTGCGAATCGTCCCAGAGCTGTTGCAACTCGTCTTTCTGCTCCTGGTTGTCGAGATTCCAGTTCGGGCTGATATCGGTACCGACCAGGTTGCTGACAAACGAATCGATAGCGCCTTTGACTGTGGGGTTATTGCGTTCCAGATCGCGGACGCGGGAGCGTACCGCCGACAGGCCACCCATCATCGAGGCGGTGGGTCCGGCGGAGGACATGCCCCAGTCGCCCATACGCACGGAGACCGATGCGCCCTCGTAGAGCGGCGTCGGGTTGGTCTCCGACATGACCGGCTGACCGGTGGGGGAGAGGATGGTACCGACGGGGTAACTCATAGGC